TGGTACGGGAGGAAGATCAATTACTCTTGCGTACCGTTGACTAAACTCCTGAAAGGAAAAGCTACGGTGACGCAGTATCTGAGCTGCAATACTACGAGTTGTATTTATTTCTACACACATGTTTACCATCTCACCGGGACTCCAGTGGGCGTGTCTGATAAGGTACTTAATTAACACAGCACTGGTCTCCGTGTTAGTTTGGTTAGAGGGATTACTTACCCTAGCCATGTAGCTAATTAGTTCTTCAGCGTTAGGAGTGATGTGTACTAATGATGCGGAGTGGAAGGTGGGTTGCATACAGTAGGATCTTAGTTCTCAGATTTCCAAGGATTCAAAAGGGGGGAGGAGAATAGAGGAAATAAATGTTCTCTATCCAGTAGAGGAAAAGGGGAAGATTTGTGGTCTTCCCCAATTACAGGAGTTGGGTCCACCCTTCCCTTCTCCTGTATACATCCCACCGTACGGCTAAACCCAGGTGGGAACACCGTTTTTAGAGATTCCTCTAGCTTGTCTTTTTTGGTCCATAGACATGCCTAAAACAATGTGGTTTGTTTCACTTTGAGGGTCATCTAAAAAGGCTTGTAACATGTCGTTCCACTCTTCACGTTTACGTTCTTTTACGGTCTCCTGGGCAGAGATACCCATAGCGTCAGTGAAGTATTTAACACCTTGTGCAAGACTGTCTAGGCGGTCGTCGTGTCGAATAGCAAACTTCTCCCGACACATTCTACTCATCTGGTAGAAAAGCATATACAGTAAACGCTTTTCGGGTGCGTCGTCTTTGTTGCTATTGTAATCCCACTCTACAACACCTCTGTCTATGATAAGTCGGTGTTGGTTCATGATGGGTTCAAGAGCGTCAATAATACGTTCTTCTTTACGGACGTTAGCTCGTACTTCTTCAATACCAATGTTTTGTTTGGTCTGTTGAAGGTGTTTACGAAAGAGTTCAGAGACGATACCGTCACCAAAGTTAGTCTCAATGACAAGGTTAGTAACGTTGTACTTCTTACAACCTCTAAGAATATCTAGAAGTGTGTTGTCGGAGTAACCGTCCCGGTAGGAACGCATCTCATGAACGTACAAGAAACCGTTACGTTGGCTTATGTAAGTGGCGGCTGTTTCGTCAGTACCTCGTCCAGAAGGGTCGATACTGCAGATGGTTTCTTGATACGGACCCCATTCTCCTTGAATTTGCATAGGACTGTAAAAGTAATCACCCGGTAAGCCAACCGTAGGCAAATCCTTGAGGACATTACGAGGGTCACTGCACCACACAATAGAATCCGGCGCTTGAGTCGGGTTAACAGAGGTAATGATAAGGTCTGCAAATTTAAGTGGGAACTTTTCTGCATCACTGAGAGATGTGTCCAACATGAACTGCAACATGAAGTTGCTCCGACCCATAGCTGCTTCCCGTTCTAGCAGGTCTTCATGGGTAAATCGGTCAGCATCTGTTACGTCCCAGGCTTCAGCACCGTTGTCGATGTCTTCTTGAAGCTGAGGAGCGATAAGTCCTTCGTAATTAGATAGTTTACGAGGTACACGAGCTGGCCAAACAAAGGGGCGGTAGTTACGTTCTGCAAGTTTACGGTAGATGGTAAAGGTGGTTTGTGGGGTGCCAAGATACATAATCCGGCTATCTTGCTTAGGCGTAAGGATAGACTCAGCCTCAGTACACAACTGAAGGAGTTTCTCACGCATCATCTCAGTCATGGAGTTACCAGGGACTTCAATGTCATCAAGAATCATCAGGTCAGCACGTGAACCAGTAAGCTGACCAGTAATACCCACGGACTTAACAGACGGTGCTTGGTGCGGTGAACAGTTAACGTCAAAGCTGATACGACTCCAACGGGCATCATCCGACTTCGGTCTTAGATGTACTAGCCAGGGTGTCTCAATAATCAGCTTTTGAAGGAAGATACTCATGTTGTCTGCACGTTCTTTAGACGCGGAGATGATCATGATCTTCTTTTCAGGGTTGTTAAAGAGTGTCCAAAGCACAAAGGCACCAGTAATCCAGGATTTACCGACACCACGAAACGCTTGGATCTGTAATCGCTTAGGACCGTGTTGCAGATAGTCGGCAATAGCGTATTGTGCACGGGTGGGTGAGGGCAAATCAAGTTGTCCCCACAGTGCTTGTAGAAATAGTTTAAAATCCTGTTGAAGGGACTCTAACACGGAGTCCCCTTTAGCAGGCTCTATACGGCGTTTTCTAGGCATAGATGATAGAATGTACCTAAGGGTGGTTTAAAGGGCATTGTAGGGGCTTGTAGGGGTCAATTAGCGGCTTTACGCATAAACTGTTCCAACTGTTGTTTAACTGGTTTAGACTCATCTAAATAACCAAGCCGTTTACCCGTCGTTAAATTTTCAACAACAAGTTCCCCAATTTCAGAATCTAAATAAATATCAATAGGTGAATTTGGGTTTTGATCTAGCAGCCGTTCAGCACTATCTTTAAATCGTTTAAATTCAGGATCTGGAAGGCTAAACAAATTTTCAGGATCTCCAGGTTTTGTACCTTTAGCTCGTTCACTAGTCCAGTAAGGACTGTTAATTCGTCTACCGTGTTCAATATAAGGTTCAAATCCAGCTTCACGCGCAATCAAGTTTTCCTTCATAAGAGTTTTGCCTTCTGCGTGTGCCTGCATTGCTTGAGCACGTTCAAAAGCTTCTTGTGGTCCAGAAGGTACGTCTTGAGCTGTCCGTTTAGCTTGAGTTGCTTGTTTTTCCTTTAAAGGTGTAAAAGCAATACGTGGTGTACCGTCCTGTAATTTGCCTTTAGCTCGTAACACCCATTCTTCACCTTTTGGATCAACAAAATTAGGAAAACCTTGTAAAGGTTTAGTAGGATCAGAAGATTGTTTAGATTTAATATAAGTATACCCTTTATCAATATGTTCCGAAGCGGCTTGGGCTGCTTCTGGAAACTGACGGCCTACCCTAGTTGGTCTAAATCTAATACCAGCTGCCGTACTAACAACACCCATTAAGGGTAAAGCAATAGGGGGTATGCCTACTTTTTCAGCAATAATTCCGACCCCTTGAGCTGCACGACTAGATGGCAATTTAGATTCAGCTTGCATTGCTTTATTAGCAAGGTTTACAATTGGATCTAAAAATGGCGTAGCTTGTTTAACAGTTTGTTGCAGTTGTTGCAGCTTTTGTCCAGCAAACCGGATAACGCCATTACCCATTTGAAGGATTTCTTTATTGCTTAAAAGGTATGACATAAATAAAAAACCGCCCCTTTCGGAGCGGCGGTATTAGGTTAATTACTTACCGTACTTTTTAGTCCAAGCACGAAGAGCTGCAGCATAACGTCTAGTTCCTTCTTCATTAGGAGGATAGTCCGATGATTTAGGTTTAGCCGGACGAGAACCAGGACGGAATTTAGATTGACTTTCAGCAGCTTTATCTCCAATAAACAAGTTTGACGTAGCGGAAGTCATTCTTGATTTAGACGGTTGAACTTCTGCGGGCTTAGGCTTAGGCTTAGGTGTAGGAGCAGTTGCTTGAGGTTTGGGCTTAGGCTTGGGCGCAGGAGCAGCCGCTTGAGGCTTGGGTTTGGGTTTGGGCTTAGGTGCTTCACCAGCACTGTACCCAGGACCAGCGTATTGTTTACCGCTAGGGGAAACATACTTAGATTTGTCAGAGGGTTTAGACGATTGACCAGACCCAGCAGCTTTAAGCTCTTTAGCAACTGATTCACCAGTAGCTTGTTTGCCTTCCTGACGACGACGTGATGCAATTTGCATTGCTTGCAGTTCACGCTTCATGTCAGCAATGGATTGGCGTTTCTTTTTTTGTTCAGCCATTGTTTAGTTAATGTGTGATAGGATCATCCCTTCACGGGACGGGTTAATACCAAAAGTCTGCCTCATCCACGTGAGCCAGTTATTCGTTCCTTTGTTCTGATTACATTTCCTGCAGGATGGAACCAAATTTCTTGTGATAGTCTGTCCTCCATTAAAACGAGGTACAACGTGATCAAGAGTAAGT